AACAGCGGTAATCGCAACAGCGGTAATCGCAACAGCGGTGATTGGAACAGCGGTGATTGGAACAGCGGTAATCGCAACAGCGGTAATTGCAACAGCGGTGATTGGAACAAGACTTGTTTTTCAAATGGATGCTTCAACACTGAATCACCAAAAATTTTCTTGTTCAACAAACCTTCTGATTGGACATATCAGGATTGGTTGAATTCAGATGCAAGATATATTCTGATGGATTGTCCTTCAAATGTTCTTTCCTGGATATGGGAAGATGACATGACAGATGAAGAAAAAGAACAGCATCCTGAATATTCAGTGACAGGTGGATTCTTAAAGCACATTGAAAAAGAAACAGGAAGACAGATGTGGTGGGATGGTCTTTCAGACAGAAATAAGACCATTGTGATGAATCTTCCAAACTTTGATAAGGACATCTTCAAAGAAATCACTGGAATTGATGTGGAAGGTTAGGTGTTGAAAATTTGAAAAGACAGAATGGAAAAGGAAGTATAACAAAACTTTCAGGAAACAGAAGAAAACCATTTAGAGTTAGAAAATCTATTATGAAAAATGGGAAGCAGATTCATATTGATGTTGGATGTTTTAAGACTTATGAAGAAGCTGAAATTGCCTTAAATGATGAATGGGGTTCAAATGTATATTTCATTTCTGATGGTCAATTTATAAAAATTGGAAAAGCAAATAATGTTGAAAAAAGAATGAAAGAATTGCAAATTGGAAATCCGCATAAACTGAAAATCTTAAAAATTATTAAATGTTCAAATGAGCATTCTGCTTATGAATTGGAAAGATTTTTTCATTCAATCCTTCATTCTGTCAACAAAAGTGGAGAATGGTTTCACTTATCAATGAAAGAAGGTGATGACTGATGGAACTTTTCAAACATCAGAAGGAAGCACTTGAACAGACCAAAGACTTGAACAGGGTTGCATATTATTTGGACATGGGTCTTGGAAAAACCTTTGTTGGTGCTGAAAAGATGAAGGTCATGAATTCACCAGTGAATTTGATTGTTTGTCAGAAGTCAAAGATTCAGGACTGGATTGACCATTTCAATGAACATTATGCAACAGATAAAAGGTCTGCATTTCAGAAAGATTTTATTTTTGACCTGACAAACAAAAAAGCATTTCAGGCATTTATCAGTGAAGCACAGCAAGCAACAGAAGACCATTGGATTCAGGATGAATTGACTGGTGAATATTACAGACAAGAAAACCTTTATCCATTCAATGTTGTTGGTGTCATCAATTATGAACTGGCATGGAGAAGAAAACAGTTGTTGCAATTGCAGGACTTCACATTGATGCTTGATGAATCATCCCTGATTCAGAACCAGGGTGCAAAGCAGTCAAAATTCATCCTGCAATTGAATCCTGATAATGTGATTCTTCTTTCAGGAACACCGACAGCAGGAAAATATGAAAATCTTTGGTCACAGATTCATCTGCTTGGATGGAACATTTCAGAAGATGTTTATAACAGACAATATGTGAACTGGACAAAGATTGATATGGGTGGATTCACTCACAAGATTGTGGACAAAGAAAATCCATACAAGAATGTTGACAGGTTAAAATCAAAGTTGCGTGAACATGGGGCAGTCTTTATGAAAACAGAAGAATGTTTTGACCTTCCTGAACAGACCTTTATCAAACAAACAGTTCCAACATCCAAGGAATACTGGAAATTTATGAAGGACTGCATCATCACCATTGACACCTTGAATCAGAAAGAATTCCATGATGATTCAGATTTTTATGGAACAGATGTGACACCAAGGATTGAACTGGTTGGTGACACAACATTGACAAAAAGACTTTATGCAAGACAGTTGTGTGGTCAATATAGTGAATTCAAATTGCAGGCATTCAAGGAACTTGTGCAAAGCACCCAGGACAGATTGATTGTGTTTTACAACTTTAATGCAGAACTGGAACTGCTGAAAAGAATTGCTGCATCTTTGGACAGACCTATTTCAGAAGTCAATGGTCAAACAAAAGACCTGACAGCATACGAACAGGAAGATAATTCCATCACCTTTATTCAGTATCAGGCAGGTGCAATGGGATTGAATCTTCAAAAAGCAAATAAAATCATATATTTCACACTGACTGACAAATCAGAACTATATGAACAATCAAAGAAAAGGATTCACAGAATCGGTCAGGAACAGCCTTGTTTCTATTACATGTTGATGTGCAAGGGCAGTGTGGAAGAAGCAGTTTTGCAGACTTTGGAAATGCGAAAAGACTTCACAGATGAACTATTCAATGAATATGAAAGGATGGAAAACAATGGATAATAACACCAAAACTTATGGAAGAAAGGTCATCAGGTCAAAGCAATCACAGAGGGTTGTGAAAAACAGGTTCTTGATTTTCACAGCAGTGGTTCTTCTTATTGGTGCATTGCTTGGGGCATTGATTGCAGGAATTGCCCACAAAGACACCAAGGAAATTGAAACAGGAACAACTTCTGAAAAGAATGAATATATCATGCAGCATGTCAACCATTATGGTGCTTATGATGGAAGGGTCTTCACCAGTGAAATTTCAATGGACTGGTCAGGTGATGAATTTGATTTCACACCACTTGACTGCAACCTGGATGAAGCAACACAGGAATTCACTTTCTATCTATGCAAGGGATATGACATTGACTGGACACTGGTCATGGCATTGATGCAGAAGGAATCTTCTTTCAGGTCTGACATCATCAGTTCAACAGATGATTATGGTCTGATGCAGATTAACAAATGCAATCATGAATGGTTGGAAGAAACAATTGGTGTGACTGATTTCCTGGATAAGGAACAGAACATCAGAGCAGGTGTTTTTGTTCTTCGGAAGTTGTTTGAAGAATATACAGACCCAAACCTGGTATTGATGGCATACAACATGGGGTCAAATGGTGCTGAAAAACTTTGGAACAAAGGAATCTATTCAACACCTTATGTTGATGAAATTCTTACATATCAGGCAGAGTTTGAAAAGCAACTTGAAGAAAGGAATGGTGAACAGTAATGAAAAAATGTAAACAGGCAATGAATGACAACACATGTGACAAAGATTGTTGCTGTTATTATTGTGAAGACTTTGAAACATGTGGACATGCTTGCAGCAACTTTGATGACAAGGAAGAACTTGAACAGCAGGGTTGTGAAGAACAGTTTGATGAAGAAACTGCATTGCAGGAATTCAACAAGGATTCAAATGCCCTTGCTATCATGCAGCAGATTTCAGCAATCAGCAAGCAGAAGAAGGAACTGGAAGACAAAGAAAAGGAAGTCAGGGCAGCACTTGAAGCTGCAATGGGTCAGTTTGGAATCAAGTCATTTGAAAATGATATTTTGAAAGTCACATATGTTGCACCAACTACCAAGACAACCATTGATTCCAAGGCATTGAAGAAGGACAAGCCTGATGTTTATGAAAAGTATGCAAAGACATCAGATGTCAAAGCATCTGTCAGAATCACAGTCAAGGACTGATGAACTGACCTGCAAGGATTGTGAAAAATGGAAATGGTGCATTGAAAGTTCTAGGGAATATCCTTGCATCAGTTTCAGAAGAAAGGCGGTGAAAGAGTGGCAGCAGAAAAGAACTTTGAAAACAAAATCAAAGGATTCCTGAAAGACCATGGATGTTGGTTCTTGAAATATTGGGGCGGTGCAGCATACACCAAATCAGGCATTCCTGACATCCTGGCATGTTGCAATGGAAAGTTCCTTGGAATTGAAGTCAAGGCAAAGAATGGAAAACCAAGTGAATTGCAGCTTTACAATCTGAAAAAGATTGATGAAGCAGGCGGTTTTGCAATCCTTCTTTATCCTGATGATTTTGAAACTTTCAAGACCATGATTGAACTGATTCAGAGTGGATGCACATTTGGTCAGTATTATAAAAAATTGAAAGGAAGGTGGTCAAATTGATTGTTTCACACAGCAAGGTGGAAACATTTGAATCTTGTCCATATCGTTATGATTTGAGATATAACCAGGGAATCAAAACAATTCCACCTGATAATGCAGACAATGCATTATTTCTTGGAACAGCACTTCACACTGGACTGGAAAAAGATGTTCAGACAGCAATTCATGAATATTTCATGTCATATCCAGTCATCAGTGATGCACAGGTCAATGAAGCAATGAAACTTGAAGTGATGATTCCAAAGGCAGCAGCAATGATTCCACCAGGTGAACATGAAGTGAAGATTGAAGATGATGATTTCATTGGATTCATTGACCTTCTTGCACCTGCAAAAACAGAACAGAAACTTGGTGGTGAACATCAGGTCATCCCAAATGTATATGACTTGTATGATTTTAAATATTCAAATAATGTCAGCAAATACAAAGATTCACCACAGCTTCATCTGTATAAATACTTTTTTGAAAAGAACAATCCAGGAAAAATCATCAGGAATCTGTATTTCCTGTTTGTTCCAAAGGTCAATATCAAACAGTCAAATAAAGAAGACCTGTTCCAGTTCAGGCAAAGATTGCAAGAAGAATTGGACAAAGCTGAACCACAACTGGTTCAAATAGAATATGACCCTGAAAAGGTTATCAACTTCCTTCTTTCAACAAAAGGAATGTTGGAAGCAAAGGATTTTCCAAAGAACACAAGTTGGTTATGCAACTATTGTGAATATAAAGACTATTGTCAGAAAGGGATGGATTTTATGAATTTACCAAGTAGTGAAAGAAGAAACATCAGTAAAACAAAGAAAAGAAAAATTTGGATTTATGGTGCTGCATTCAGCGGAAAGACAACCATGCTTGATGATGCACCAAATCCGCTGAACCTGAACACAGATGGAAACATACAGTTTGTCACAATGCCTTATGTCAGCATCAAGGATGAAGTCACTGTAAATGGCAGAATGACCAACAGGAAGTTTGCATGGGAAGTCTTCAAGGACACCATTGCAGAACTGGAAAAGAAGCAGAATGACTTCAAAACCATCATCATTGACCTGTTGGAAGATACCAGGGAAATGTGCAGGGTGTTCATGTATGATTCCCTTGGAATTCAGCATGAATCTGATTCAGGATTTGGAAAGGGTTGGGATATTATCAAGACAGAATATCTGTCAACAATGAGAAGATTTTTCAACCTTGACTATGAAAATCTTGTGGTTGTATCACATGAAGATATTTCCAAGGACATCACCAAGAAGAATGGTCAGAACATCACAAGAATTGCACCAAACATCCAGGATGCTATTGCAAATAAAATTGCAGGAATGGTTGACATTGTTGCAAGGGTTGTGGTGGAAGATGATGACAGCAGAACACTGAACTTCAAGCAGAATGAGGTCATCTTTGGCGGTGGCAGATTGAAGGGAATCAGTCAGACAACCATTCCCCTTTCATGGGATGCTTTGATGGATGTATATGACCAGGCAAATGAAGCAGCAGGAAGCACACAGGAAGCCACACAGAAGCCTGGAAGAAGAAAGGTGGATAAATCTACACCTGACACAGAAAAGCCTGACACAGACGATTCTGACAAGCCACAGCAGGATTCTGAACCTGCACAGGAATCAAATGAAACAGCAGAACCTTCTGCTGAATCAGATACACAGCAGGATGCACCACAGGAAGAAGCACCTGCACCAAAAACAAGAGTTAGAAAAAGAAGGGGTGAAAACTAATGGATGAATTATTGAAGATGTTGCTTGAAGCAGCAGAAAAAGAAGGAAAAGTGCATCCTTGAAGAAGACTGTCAACAAGGAAGACAGCATCATCAAGGATGCACAGGAACTGGCACATGCAAACAAAGTTATGTATGATGCCTACATCAAGGAAGGGTTCAACAGTGCAGAAGCACTTGCCCTGGTAGTTGCAACATTAAATTAAAACAAAGAAAGATTAAAAAGGTGAAAAATTATGGCACAGGATATGTTCAGCAAATGGGATAAGGAAATTGACATTGATGGTCTTAATGAGGATGTAAAAGCTGCTGCAAATGGTGGTGGAAATTATAAGGAAGTTCCACATGGTAACTATGAAGTTGCGGTTCATCAGATGGAATTAAAAGAATCTAAAAAAGGCAAACCTATGGTCAGCATTTGGTTCAAAATTGTTTCTGATGGTGAGTACAAGGGCAGCATGATTTTCTATAATCAGGTTATTGATAATGGAACAGGTCTTCACATAAATAACGAGATGCTTCGTAAAATGGTTTCAGAAATGGGTACAGATGCACCTGTTATAGAATTAAAATCATTTGAGCAGTATTCTGAATTACTTATGGACATCTATGAAGCGGTTGCAGATAACTTTGAATATGGTTTGAAGTACACCGCAAACAAGAAGAACAAGGATTTCAGTGACTTTGAAATCACAGATGTATTTGTTCTTGAGTAATTGACACAAGGGTCTTCCCAGGATGCAAATTTTTTTGAAATCAATGTATCTTGGGAAGATGCCTGATTGAAAGGAAGGTGAAGAAAATGCTGTTTTATGACTTTGAAGTCTTCAAATATGACTGGTTGGTTGTTGTCCTGGACATGAATAAAAAGAAGCAGCATGTCATCATCAACAACAAGGAAGAACTTGAATCCTTATATCAGGCAAACAAAAATGATATTTGGGTTGGTTTCAATTCAAATTATTATGACCAGTATATTTTGAAAGGAATCCTATGTGGATTTGACCCAAAAAGAATCAATGATTTCATCATTATCAAAGGACAACCTGGATGGAAATTTTCTTCACTGCTTCGCAATGTACCATTGAACAATTATGATGTGATGCTGAACCTGGACAAAGGGTTGAAATGGTTTGAAGGAAGTATGGGGAACAACATCAAAGAATCAGGTGTTCCATTCGACATTGACAGGAAACTGACACAGGAAGAAATTGATGAAACAGTGAAATATTGTATTCATGATGTGGAACAGACTGTTGAAGTGTTCCTGCAAAGGAAGGAAGAATTCAATGGAAGGTTGGAACTTGTGAAACTTGCCTGCAAAGGAAGACCACTTGACCTGTCTTTGATTTCAAAAACAAAACCACAGTTGACTGCAATCATCCTGGATGCACACAGACAGGGTGACAGAAATGATGAATTTGACATTGATTTCCCTGACACAAATCAGGTGAAAAAATACAAAGATGTTCTTGACTGGTATTCAAATCCTGACAACAGATGTTATTTCAGACATGTTCCAGGAAAGAAAAAGCCTGAAAAGAATCAATATTCAGTGATGGTTGCAGGGTGTCCACACACTTTTGCATGGGGTGGTGTTCATGGTGCTTTGGAAAAATACAGCGGTGAAGGATATTTTCTGATGATGGATGTTGCTTCACTTTATCCATCATTGATGATTAGATACAATCTGCACAGCAGGAACATTGTTGACCCACAAAAGTTTGTGGACATCTATCATGAAAGACTGGAACTGAAAAAGAAGAAAGACCCATTGCAGGCGGTTCTGAAAATCGTGTTGAATTCAACCTATGGTGTATTGAAGGACAAGAACAATGATTTGTATGACCCTTTGATGTCAAACAAAGTTTGTGTCTATGGTCAGATTCTTCTGCTTGACCTGATAGAACATATTGAACCTTATGCACAACTGATTCAGTCCAACACAGATGGTATTTTGATAAAGATGCCTGATGGACAGGATGAAGATGAATGGTTCAACAAGATTGATGACATTGCTTATGAATGGGAACAAAGAACTGGTCTGACATTGGAATTTGATGAATACAGAAAAGTTTTTCAGAAGGATGTGAACAACTATATCATTGTTGCACCTGATGGACATATAAAGTCAAAAGGTGCTTATGTGAAGAAGCTGTCAAATCTTGATTATGGGGATTTCCCTATTGTGAATCATGCCTTGGTTGAATATATGACCAAAGGTGTTCCAGTGGAAAACTTCATCAACAGATGTGATGACCTGAAAGAATTTCAGATGGTCACAAAGATAACAAATAAATATTCCACCATCCTGCATGGTGATGAACCTATAAAAGAAAAATGCATCAGGGTGTTTGCTTCAACAAAGGAAACAGATGCAGGTGTCAAGAAGGTATCAATCCGAACAGGGAAGCCTGAAAAGATTGCATCCAGTCCTGAACACTGTTTCATATTCAATGAAGACATGGCTGATGTCAGATGTCCTTCATACCTTGACAAACAATGGTATGTGGACATGGCAAATAAAAGATTGGAAGATTTTGGGGTGATGTGATGGATATACAAATCAAATATGACAATGGACAAATGAATATTCGGATGGATGCATTCTTTCCAACATCCCAGGCAAGATTGAAGAAACTGTTGAAGGTTGTTGACCTGGATTTTGAACACAGGGAAGAAATAATGCAGACCATGCAGCAGTTTTTTCAGGACAAGGTGAATGAACTGGAAGCAAGAAGAATCAGTTCAGGAAAGAAAGCTGTTGAATATAAACAGAAGATTGCAGACACAACTGCAATAATTGAATCCAGGAAGCATCCAAATGGTGTTCCATTGACCAAGGATGAACTGGCAGACATAAAAGAACAGAACAAACACTTCAAAGCGGTATATGCAGGATGCTTGTCTGATTTCAACAGAAGCATCAGACAGAAGGATTTGTTCTTGAAGCACTTGGAAATATTAGAGCAAAGGAAGTGATGAAGGATGTTTTTCAGAGGGTATGTTGAAACCAAGGACAAAAAATGCATAGAGAAATTCAAAAACAGAACAGACTTCAAGACTTATGAACAAGTCAAGTCACTTCCTGAATTTGCAGGAATTTTGGATGAAGAAACAATCCTGGTTGACATTGATGACTTTGAACAGTCAGAAGTGTTGATGAATATTGTGGAAGACTTGCAGTTGAATTGTAGGGTTTACGCAACAACCAGGGGAAAGCACTTTTTGTTCAAGAATGCAGGTGTGGAAAAATGCTTCACACATTGCAAACTGGCAATTGGTTTGACAGCAGACATCAAGGTTGGTGTCAAAAATTCCTATGAAATATTGAAATATGATGGCAAGGAAAGGGAAGTCATTTATGACATCTATCAGGAAGATGGTGAAGTCTATCAGGAAATTCCAAAGTGGATGCTTCCAGTCAAAGGAAAAGCGGAATTCCTGGACATGGATGCAGGTGATGGAAGAAACCAGGCATTGTTCAATTACATCCTGACCTTGCAGTCAGCAGATTTTGAAAAGGAAGAAGCAAGGGATGTTTTGCGGATAATCAACAAATATGTCCTGAAAGAACCTTTGTCTGATGAAGAACTGGAAGTCATCATGCGTGATGAAGCATTCAGCAAGCCTATTTTCTACAAAGGAACAACATTTCTTTTTGATAAGTTTGCAGTGTTCTTGAAGAACAACCATCACATCATCAGATTGAATGGTCAGCTTCACATGTATAAAGAAGGAATCTATGTGTCAGGACAGGAAGAAATTGAAGCAGTTATGATTCAGCACCTTCCACAGTTGAACAGGGCAAAAAGACAGGAAGTCATGGCATACCTGAATATTTTAATCAGGGATAACACAAAGGCTGCACCTGCTTGTATGATTGCATTCAGAAATGGTCTTTATAATGTCTTGACAGATTCTTTTTCAGATTTCACACCTGATGTGGTTATCACAAACAAGATTCCTTGGGATTTTAACAGACAGGCATCCAGTGAAGTGATTGACAATATGCTTGACAATGTTTCCTGCAAGGATGTAGAAATCAGGTCACTGCTTGAAGAAATTGTTGGTGCTTGCATGTATAGGTCAAACACACTTGCAGGTGGAAAGGCATTCATCCTGACTGGAACAGGCAGCAATGGAAAAAGTACATATTTGAAGACCCTTTCAAACCTTATGTCTGAAAAGAATATTTCATCACTGGACTTGAAAAAGTTGGGTGACCGATTCAGCACAGTCATGATGTTTGGAAAACTGGCAAACATTGGTGATGATATTTCAAATGAGTTTGTCACAGACACAGCGGTTTTCAAGAAAATTGTCACTGGTGAAACCATTGATGCAGAACAGAAAGGACAACCAAAGTTTGACTTCAAGCCATTCTGCAAGCTGCTGTTTTCAGCAAATAACATTCCAAGAATGGGAAAAGGTTCTGATTCACAGGCAATCATGAGAAGACTTGTCATTGTTCCATTCAATGCAAAATTCAAGTCTGATGACCCAAATTTCAAACCAGGAATTGAAGAAGAACTGAAAGGTCAGGAATCCATGGAATATCTGATTCAGCTTGGAATCCAGGGATTGAAAAGGGTTCTTGAAACAAAGAACTTCACCACATCAGAAGCAATGAAGCAGGAACTTGAAGAATATGAAGAAAGAAACAATCCACTTCTGATGTTCGTCAAGGATTGTGAAGATGAAGACTTTGAACTGGAAAATGAACCAACATCAGCAGTTTATGAAAGATACAAGGAATTCTGTCTGTCAGAATCCTTGCAGGCACTGTCAAAGATTGAGTTCAGCAGGCAAATGGTGAAAACATTCAACTATAAGATTGTGAACAAGACAATCAACAAGAAAAAATATAGATTATTTCAGAAGGCGGTGGTGAATTATGATTGATTATATAGATTTTATAAATAAAAAAGACTTTATTCTTAAAAGCAGCGGATTTGACGTTGATATATCTGAATTGAATCCTGCAATGTTTGATTTCCAAAAAGACATAGTAAGATGGGCATTGAAAAAAGGAAGATGTGCAATTTTTGCTGATTGTGGAATGGGAAAAACGCTTATGCAGCTTGAATGGGGGCAGAAAATTCATGAATATACACAGGGAAAAGTGTTGATTCTTGCACCTTTATCAGTAGCATCACAAACACAAAAGGAAGGTGAAAAGTTCGGATATAAAGTTAATATATGTGAATCACAAGCTGATGTCAAGGATGGTTTAAATATCACTAATTATGAAAAACTTGATAAATTTGAATGTGGTGAATTTTCAGGTATAATTCTTGATGAATCATCAATTTTAAAATCCTTTACCGGAAAAGTTAGAAATCAGATTATTGAATATTTTTCAAAAACTCCTTTTAAATTAGCTTGCACAGCAACACCTGCTCCAAATGATTTCATGGAGCTTGGTAATCATTCTGAATTTTTAGGTATTATGACAAGAAGTGAAATGTTATCAATGTACTTTGTGCATGATGGTGGTCAAACTTCTAAATGGAGATTAAAAAGACATGCAGAATCTATTTTTTGGCAGTGGATGGCTTCATGGTCAGTGTTTATTGATAATCCTGCAAATCTTGGTTATAAAGTTGAAGGTTATAATCTTCCAAAATTAAATATCTATCAAATTATTGTTGATGGTGATGAACCTGTTACAGAATCCCTTACATTAACACAAAGAAGAAATGCAAGAAAAGAATCGCTTGAATTAAGATGTAAAGCAGCAGCAGACCTTGTAAATAGCAATGATGAACAATGGCTTGTGTGGTGTGACCTGAATGACGAAAGTCACAGATTATGGGAACTATGTGAAGATTCATGGGAAATAAAAGGGGCAGACAAAGCATCTTATAAAACAGAAACTATGCTTGATTTTTCTGATGACATGATAAAATGTCTGATTACAAAACCTTCAATTGCAGGGTTTGGAATGAACTGGCAGCAGTGTCACAATATGATTTTTGTTGGTTTATCAGATAGTTATGAAGCATATTATCAGGCTTTAAGAAGATGTTGGAGATTTGGACAAACACAAGAAGTAAATGTATATATTATTATTTCAGCAAAAGAAGGTTGTGTGAAAGATAATATTGAAAGAAAACAAGCGGATGCTAAAAAAATGCAGGTTGCAATGATTGAATTGACCAAAGAAATTACAAAAAAGGAATTAAAACAGACTTGCAGAATTACCAGTCCCTATGAAGCAAATGTTGAAATGATTTTACCTGAATGGGAGGAATTTGTAAATGAAAATTTTAGAGCAGCGAATTGAAGAATTTTATTCAATGTATCATGGAGATTGTTGTGAAGTGGTAAAAGGTATTCCTGATAATAGCATTCATTATACAATCTTTTCACCACCATTTTCTTCACTATATACATATTCAAATAGTGATAGAGATATGGGAAACAGCAAGAATGATAGTGAATTTTATCAGCATTTTGAATATCTTGTTAAAGAACTTTATAGAATAATGATGCCTGGAAGACTTTTGTCATTTCATTGTATGAATATTCCATTGATGAAACAAAAAGATGGTATTATTGGATTAAAAGATTTTAGAGGTGAACTTATAAAATTATTTACAGATGCAGGATTTATTTTTCATAGTGAGGTTTGTATTTGGAAAAATCCTGTTACTGAAATGCAAAGAACCAAAGCACTTGGACTATTGCATAAACAGATAAAAAAAGATTCTGCTATGAGTAGACAAGGAATTCCTGACTATGTAGTGACAATGAGGAAACCAGGAGAAAATCCTGAACCTATTGAACATACAAATGAATCATTTCCAGTGGATTTGTGGCAAAAATATGCATCTCCAGTGTGGATGGATATTAAGCAATCAAATACACTTCAAAAAAAGTCAGCAAGAGCTGAAGAAGATGAAAGACATATTTGTCCATTGCAATTGGATGTAATAAAAAGATGTATTTGTTTATGGACAAATCCTGGTGATATTGTATTAGACCCGTTTGCAGGAATAGCTTCATCAAATTACATGGCATTAAGACTTGACAGAAGAACCATAGGAATTGAACTGAAAGATTCATATTATGTTCAGGCTGTCGCAAATTGTGAAATGGCAATGAATGAACCTATCATAGATTTAACTGAAGAAATAAATGAGTAAAATTTTTTGTCACAAAAGTATCTTAATGAGATACAAAGAAAGGAAAGGCGATTGATGATGTCAAATGTGATTCATCCTGGACACTATAACATCCCAGGAAGAAAAGAATGCATTGAAGAAATGCTTGAAAAATTTGGTTATGAGAAAACAGAAGCATTTTGTGAACTGAATTCTTATAAATACCAGTACAGACATGAACAGAAGAACGGTCAGGAAGACCTTGACAAAGCTGCAAACTATAAGAATATGTTGCATCATTATCAGGAAGAAGACCCAAGATTCAGACTGGCAGAACACTTTGGACTGGAAGGTCAGAAGAATCAGTTGATTGAAGAAATGGCAGAACTTACCCAGGCATTGACCAAATGGAACAGAAAATGCGGACTTGGACAACCTGTTGCATCTGAATGGTCAGTCAAAGCACTGGAAGAACACATCTTTGAAGAACTGGCAGATGTGAAACTGGTTCTTGACCAGGTGATTCACCTGATGGAATGTGAAGACCAGGTTCAGCAGGTTATGAAACAGAAAATTGAAAGAACTTTTGAAAGGATAGGTGAACAGAATGCAGGCAATTAAAGCATATACACAGATTTACAATGATTTTTATGGACAGAAAATTTTGGAAAAGATTGAACAGGTTGCAAGAACTTGTTACAAGTCAGAAGGAAAGATTCAGGAAGGTTCTGCTGCAAAGATGGTTGCATCCCTTATCAAGTCAGGACATGAAGCAATGCTTGAACATGTATCTGTCACAGTAAAGTTTGTTGTTGACAGGGGAATCAGTCATGAACTGGTCAGACACAGACTTGCATCCTTTGCCCAGGAATCCACAAGATACTGCAATTATTCAAAGGATGATTTTGGTTCTGAAATCACATTCATAATTCCTGAATACCTGGACTATAAGTCAGCAGGATGGAACACATGGAAGGAAACCATGAAAGCATGTGAAGATTCTTATTTCAAACTGCTTGACATTGGTCTGACACCACAGGAAGCAAGGGCGGTTCTTCCAAACAGTTTGAAGACAGAAGTGGTCATGACTGCAAATCTTCGTGAATGGCGACACTTTTTCAAACTTCGTGCTTTGGGAACAACAGGGAAGCCACATCCACAAATGCTTGAAGTGACAGTTCCCCTGCTTGAAGATTTCAAACAGATGATTCCAGTTGTTTTTGATGATTTGGTGGTGAAGTAATATGAACAGGCAGCAAAGAAGAATGGCACAGAAGAAAGGTCTTCCAGTAACACATGAACCAGTCTTCAACATGAAGCAGTCTGACATCAAGAAGATGAAGCAGGATGCAACAGAAGCAGCGGTGGATGCAGCAATGATTCTTCTGCTTGGAATTCCAGTGAAGGTCATGAAAGAAAAATATGGTTGGGGCATGAAGAAAAGACTTCCTGAATTTTGTGAAGCAATGATTGATGTCTATACAGATTTTCAAAATGGTGACATGACACTGGAAGAATTTGCAGACCTGATTTATCAGGAATGTGGGGTGAAATTTCAGAAAAATGAATAAGTACAACAATGAAGGTTATCCTGACCCAACTGCATATTATGGCATGAAAGAAATTGTCAAGGAAGAATCTGAACAGGAAAGAAAAATCAGACACCTGATGCACATTATCATGGAATCTGCACACCTGGCAGGATTTGAAGTGGTTGGGAGAATCACCTTCAAGGATAAGAAAACAGGAAAGGAATTCAGATGATGAACAGAATCAAACAGTTTTTCAAAAGATTGTTATGCAAACATGAATTCAGTTGGTGCAGAAAGGTTGAAAAGTTTCACTGCATCAGCGGTGAAACACAATATCTTGTTTGTCAGAAATGCGGAAAAATCAAAGACACAAGATTCATCAGATATGATTGAAAGGATGTGGTGATATGAAACCAGTTAGAACAGAAACAACAAATGCAGTTTACACACTGGAAGGTTGTCAAGACCTTCCAGTGACAAGATACACAAATGTTATGAACAATGAACAGGGTGTTGAATGCTGTTGGGAAATGGATGAACAGGACTTGGAAAACATCAAGAACAATGGTGGAAAGGTTTATCTTTACATCCAAGGTGCTGCTGTTCCACCAGTTCTTCTGACAACTGAAAGTGCAGTGTTCTTCCAGGAAGGGAAAGGTGAAAATGATGAACAATAAAATTCAGATAGACACATTTCTTGATTTCATGAATATTGGTGGAAAACCTATCATAAATGTGGACACAATTGACTGGTTGGTGAACAATGGTTTCTTTGTCAAGCCTGCTGCAATCAAGCATCATGGCAATTATACTGGCGGTCTGTTTGACCATTCCATGATGGTTGCACAGGTTCTTGTGGAAATGACACAGAAGTTTGACATTCCTTGGACAAGACCTGAATCACCTTATATTGTTGGGATGCTTCATGATGTGTGCAAACTTGATGACTATGTGGATGAAAATGCATTTGATGTGGTGGTCATGGGAACTGGTTCACCTATCAGCAAAGACCCAAAGTGGACATACAATCCTGCACCTATGTTCAAAGGTCATGGTGACAAGTCGGTGATGATGCTGTCACAGGTGATGACCCTGACAGAAGAAGAAATGTTGTGCATCAGATTTCACATGGGTGCTTATGTCACTGATGATTGGGATGCATTTGACAGAGCAATCAGGAAATATCAGTCAGTGTTGTTCACTCACACTGCTGACATGTATGCATCAAAAGTAAAAGATGTATAGGTGAAAAGTCAAGATAAAAGTCAAGATGTCAAAGCCTGAAAGCCTTGATTTTACTGTAAAAGTCAAGATGTCAAGATGTTTTCTATTTAAGGATATATAAAAGAATAAAATCATTAAAATTTAATGATTCTCTAAAAAATACTTATAATAGTAAAAACACATCACATCTTGACTTTTCAAAAGGTCAAAGTGATTCAAAGCCTTGAAAATAAAGGATTTCTTGAAATCAAGATGTTGAATTCAAGATGTTGACTTCTTGAATTAGAAAGAAGGTGAAAGATGTGACAACAAAAGAATACTTGTTGCAGATAAAGGAACAAAGAAATGACATTCTAAACCAGGAAGAATATATTCAAAGATTAAGGGATTCTTTAGGTGTAGTAGGAATCAGATATGACAAGGAAAGGGTGCAAAGTTCACCTGAACCTGATAAATTTGCAAAAATCTTCGGTCAGATATTTGAAGAAGAAGAAAAATTGCAACAGATGAAAGATGACCTTGCATTGAAAAGGGTTGAAATCATCAATCAGATTCATCAGCTTGAAGACAGCAAGCATCAAAATGTTTTGTATATTGTGTATGTTGACGGAAAGAACCTGAAAAAAGCAGCACAGGCAATGTCTTTTTCTTATGAGTATGTGAAGGAAATACATATTGCAGCTTTGCAGGCATTTGAAGAAAAGTTCCCACCACAGTCTGCTTGAATCCCCCTGTCATGTTATAGTAAACTATAACATGAAATGTTAGGTCAATCGAAAGCATCCAAGGAAACACCATCCAGTTTCCAAGGGTGCTTTTCTTATGTGATGAAAGGAAGGGGTGAACCTTTGAATGGCAAAAGGAAAATATCAAGAATGGTTGACAGAAGAAGGTTTGCTTCAACTGGAAGCCTGGGCAAGGGATGGTCTTACAGAAGAACAGATTGCTCATAATATGGGAATAAGCAGAAAAACATTGTATGAATGGAAATCAAAGTATAGTGACATTTGTGACACCCTAAAAAAGGGAAAAGAAGTTGTTGACATTCAAGTTGAAAATGCTTTATTGAAAAGAGCCTTGGGTTATACATACAAGGAAGTGACCAGGGAAAAGGTTTTCAATCCTGAAACTGGTCAATATGAACTGATGCCAACAAAAGAAGTCACAAAAGAAGTTGTTCCTGACACCACAGCACAAATATTTTGGTTGAAGAACAGAAGACCTGAACAATGGAGAGATAAAAGGGATGTTTCTGTTGAAGGTGAATTGAATACAAACAATCCATTTGCAGGTCTTTCAACTGATGAATTAAGAAAGATTATTGAAAATGAAGAATAAATCACTGATTCAGGCTGCAAAATGTGAACTGTCAAAAAGGGAATTTTGGACATATTGCAAGACCAAAGCACCTGACTTTTACAAGAGTGACAGAACATTTTTGCATAATTTTTGTGATGACCTTCAACAGTTTATTGAACCAACAGACCAACATGATATTTTAGTTGTAAATATGCCACCAAGACATGGAAAATCAAGAACCATAGGAAATTTTGTTGAATGGGTTCTTGGTAATGACCAAACACAAAAAATCATGACTGGTTCATATAATGAAACTTTATCAACTAACTTTTCAAAAGGTGTCAGAAACACCATTCAGGAAATAAAAGCTGATAAAAACAAAATTGTATATTCAGACATCTTCCCTGGTGTAAACATAAAAAGGGGTGATGGTGCAATGAATATGTGGTCACTTGAAAATGGGTACAACAATTATTTGGCAACATCACCAACAGGAACTGCAACTGGTTTTGGTGCAACAATTATGATTATTGATGACCTGATAAAGTCTGCACTGGAAGCAAATAATGCAGACACACTTGAAAAACAGTGGACATGGTTCACAGATACAATGCTTTCAAGACTTGAAGAAGGTGGAAAAATCATCATAGTCATGACAAGATGGCACAGCTTGGATTTGGCAGGAAGAATCATTGAACAGTATGGTGATAAAGTCAAAGTTGTTCAATATAAAGCGGTTCAGGAAGATGGTTCAATGCTATGTCCTGAAATCCTTTCAAAAGAATCTTATGAAACAAAGGTTCAAGCAATGGGTGTTGAAATTGCAGAAGCAAACTATCAACAGAATCCTATTGATATAAAAGGAAGATTGTATCAGTCATTCAAGACATATACAGAACTTCCAAAAGATGCAGCAGGAAGACCTGTTTATTCTGCTGTTAAGAATTACACAGATACTGCTGACACAGGTGATGACTACTTGTGCAGTATTGATTATGTTGAATATAATCATGAAGCCTATGTCATCAATGTTATTTACACAAAGGATGGAATGGAAATCACAGAACCTGCTGTTGCAAAAATGCTTTATGAAGACCAGGTGAATGATGCTGATATAGAATCAAACAATGGTGGAAGGGGATTTGCAAGAAATGTGGAATCAATCTTGCGGAACACCTACCATTCAAATAGAACTATCATCAATCCATTCTTCCAGTCTAAAAACAAAATATCAAGAATATTGTCCAACAGCACATGGGTTATGAATCATATTTATTTCCCTGTCAACTGGATGGACAGATTTCCTGAATATTACAAAGCAATGTCCAGGTATCAGAAAGAAGGAAAGAATGCACATGATGATGCACCTGATGCAACAACTGGAATTGCTGAAAAAATAAACAAAGGACAAACATTCAGTTTTGATTAAAAATATACCCCTGCAAAGGGGTCTTTTTTGCGTGTTTGGAAAAGGGAAGGTGAAAAACAGTGACAGTTGATGTTTTAGGTACAAAGTACACAATAACAGAATCCAACAAGGTGAAGGATGATAATTTGAACAATGGTGATGGTTATTGTGACCATTCCACAAAACAGATTGTCATTGACACCTTCCAGGATTGCCCTGGTTCACTTGCTGACCTGAAAAAATACAGACAGCAGGTCATCAGACATGAACTGGTTCATGCATTCCTGTTTGAATCAGGTCTTGGTGCTGATAGTTGGGGCATAAATGAAGAAATAGTGGACTGGATTGCATACCAGTTCCCAAAACTGGCAGAAGCATTTGCAAAGGTGGATGCACTATGATGAAGAAAGGTGGTGAAGAATGATGTTCAATTTTGCTGAATCCTTCAAAGCAAAACTTGAAAGACTGGTCAATGTCAATGCTGCATCCAAGTTGACTGATGAACAGTTCATTGTGAAGGAAATACAAAGATTCAAGCAATCGCAAAGAAGAAAAGAAATGCTTGATGGTGAAAAATACTTTGATGGATGTCATGACATCTTGTCCAGGGAAAGGACAGTCATTGGAAAAGATGGTGAATTGGAAGTGGTCAAGAATCTTCCAAACAACAGAATTGTTGACAATCAGTATAAAAAGATGGTCATTCAGAAATCCAACTATCTGTTGGGTCAACCTTTCACCATCCAGTGTGACAATGAAGCATATTTGAAGATTCTGAAACAGTTTTTGAACAAGCGGTTCATGCGAACATTGAAAGCTGTTGGGGAAGATTCCCTGAATTGTGGAATTGGTTGGTTGTTCCCTATGTATAATGACAAAGGGGAATTCATCTTCAAGCGGTTTAGACCTTGGGAAATCATTCCAGGATGGAAGGATGCAGAACACACTGAACTGGAATATTTCATCAGAATCTATGAAGTGGTTGGATATGTGGGTGACACAGAAAAAATCATCACAAAGGTTGAAGTTTATGATGAATCAGGTGTTTCTTACTTTGAATTGACTGACAGTGGAACACTGAAACCTGATGGTGAACAGCATGTTCCATATTTCAGCATTGAAGACCAGGGATTCAACTGGACAAAGATTCCTTTGATTCCTTTCAAGTATAACAGCAAGGAAATTCCATTGATTAAAATGGTGAAGTCCTTGCAGGATGGTCTGAACCTGATTGAATCCAACTTCCAAAATCAGATGGAAGAAGATACAAGAAACACAATTTTGGTTCTTGTGAACTATGATGGTGAAAACCTTGGTGAATTCAGAAAGAACCTTGCAACCTATGGTGCAGTGAAGGTCAGAACAGTGGATGGTGCAGGCGGTGATGTCAGAACACTTCAAGTGGAAGTCAATTCTGAAAATTACAAGTCCATCATTGAACTGTTCAAAAAGGCAATCATTGAAAATGCAATGGGATATGATGCAAAAGATGACAGAATGAGTGGAACACCAAACCAAATGAACATTCAATCAATGTATTCTGACATTGACCTGGATGCAAATGGAATGGAAATGGAATATCAGGCATCTTTTGAAGAACTGTTGTGGTTTATCAATTGTCATCTGTTCAATGTTGGTATGGGTGACTATGAACAGGAAGATGTGGAAATCATATTCAACAGGGATATGATGCTGAATGAAGATGAAGTCATTGACAACATCAGCAAGTCTGTTGGAATCATCAGTGATGAAACACTTGTTGCACAGCATCCTTGGGTTGATGATGTTCAGGCAGAACTGGAAAGACTGGATGAACAGAAGCAGAAGAACATGGAAGAATTTGGTCTTGGTATGATGCAAGGTCAGAATGTTCCTGGTTCTGATGAAGAAGGACAGGAAGGTGCAGGTGATGAATAATGGCAAAGAAGAAAAAATCATCTGCATACTGGAAGAAAAGATTTTCAGACCTTGAAGCAGCAAACAATGCTTATGGTCAAAGAACCTTCCATCAGATTGAACCTGCATTTGACAAGGCACAAAGACAGATTCAGGCACAGATTGAATCTTGGTATTCAAGATATGCAAAGAACAATGGAATCACAATGGCAGAAGCAAGAAAACAGTTGTCTGCTGCTGAACTGAAAGAATTGCAATGGGATGTCCAGGAATACATCAAATATGGACAGCAGAATGCAATGAATCAGCAGTGGATGAAGGAACTGGAAAATGCATCTGCAAGATTCCACATCAGCAGACTGGAAGCCTTGAAACTTCGGACACAGCAATCATTGGAAGTTGCTTTTGGCAATGAACTTGATTCCCTGGATGGTATGGTCAAGCACCTTTATCAGTCAGGATATTATCACACATGTTTTGAAGTGCAGAAGGGTTTCAATATTGGTTGGGAAATCGGTCAGATTGATGAAAGGAAGCTGCAAAAGATTATTTCAAAACCTTGGGCAGCAGATGGAAAGACCTTTTCAGACAGGGTGTGGCAATCAAAGACAACAATGGTCAATGAACTGCATCAGCAACTGACCAGGACAATCATTCAGGGAAAAGCACCTGATGAAGCAATCAGAACTTTGTCAAAGTATGTTGCAGACAAGACCAAAAATGCAAAGTATGCAGCAGGAAGACTTGTGATGACTGAACAGGCATTCATTTCCAGTGCTGCACAGAAGGATGCATTTAATGACTTGGATGTGGAAGAATTTGAGATTGTCGCAACACTGGACAGTCACACTTCTGAAATATGTCAGAACATGGATGGACAGCACTTCCCTATGAAGGACTTTGAACCTGGTGTCACTGCACCACCTTTTCATGTTTGGTGCAGGTCAACAACTGTTCCATACTTTGATGATGAATGGGGCAGAAGCGGTGAAAGGGCAGCAAGGGGTGCTGATGGTGAAACATACTATGTTCCATCTGATATGAAATATTCAGAATGGAAAGAACAATATGTTGATAGTCCTGTTGTGGTTGACCAAACACAGAAAATCACAAAGAAGAAAGATTCCAATGCTTATTCTGTTGATAGAAAACTTGTGAACAGTAAAGAATATCATGATAAATTTGAAAGTTTAACAAGTCACAAATCAACAAATGAATCTGTATATCAGGAAGCAATGAAGATGTTGGAACATAGGGATGGAACAGAATTGGAAGACATTGTGGTTTTTGATTCAAGAACAGGAAACATTGTTGTTAAAAACACATTATCTGCAAGAGAAGGTCAAACAGGTCTGACATATGAACAATATGAAACATATAAGAAAGCAAGTGGAAAGAAAGTCTTACTTCACAATCACCCAAATGGTGGAAGATTATCTTTCACAGATTTGAAGACACTATTTGTGAATGATGATATTGAAGCATCAATTGCAGTTGGTCACAATGGTATGGTTCATATTGTTTCAAATCCTGACAGAACAATTGATATTGAAAAATTGTATGAATCATTATATAATGAGTACAAAGAAATTTATGCTAATTCTGAAATAGCAAGGATTTATGCATTGGATGATTTGTATGATTTGAAAATATTTGATTATGAAAGTAGGTGATGTTTTATGGCTGAAAAATTATATATGCAAACTGATGACAGGGTGAAGATTGGTGACAAGCCAATGAAACACACTGATTCAAAAGGACAGGAACTGCATGACAGACATGTAAAAAACAGAAAAGAGTTATTGAAACAATATAAAAAATAAAGGCATCCTGAAAAGGGTGCTTTTTTAATGCGGTAAAACATCAGACTTGTTGAAAAATCTATGAAGATGAAAATGTGCAGGGGTGACACAGAAGTAACTTCCTTTCAGCAAGGCTGATTTTTTATTGTCCTGGTGGATGACATAAAAAGCCACAATCACAAAGAATCTTTTGGGTTTCAATCCAAAGTCATCTTTTTAGAATTGCAGATGTAAAAGAACAAGTTCAAATGGACATGGACTGAACCATGAAAAAATAATGTTTTTGAAGAAAGGATGGTATTGAAAAATGAAAAAAGAAGAATTTGTGAAGTTAGGAATTGATGAAGAAACTGCAAAGAAGTGTGAAGCTGCTTCCCAGGAAGAACTTAAAGGTTTCATCCCAAAGACAAGGTTTGATGAAGTGAACAACGAAAAGAAGAAGTTGGAACTTGACCTTCGTGACAGGGATGGACAGCTTGAAACCTTAAAGAATTCCACAGGTGATGTGGAAGCAATGAAACAACAGATTGCAACATTGCAGGCTGACAATAAAGCAAAAGATGAAGCACATGCTGCTGAAATCAAGAAAATGAAGGTTGATGCTGCTGTTGAAGCTGCACTGACAAGTTCAGGTGCAATCAATGCAAAGGCTGTTATTCCTTTCCTGAAAGATTTGGACAAGGCTGAACTTGCTGATGATGGCACAGTGAAAGGTCTTGCAGAACAGATTGAAGCACTTACCAAGGCAGATGACACAAAGTTCCTTTTTACTGCTAAAAAGCAGACCCAGGTGAAAGGTGCAAAACCTGGTGAATCAGGAAATGAAGAAGGTGACCATGGGGTTGATACTTCCAAGATGACCTATTCTGAAATGATGGCATATCTTGCTGAAAATCCTGATGCAAAAATCTAAAGCACCAAGAACACACAAAAATATTTTATGAAAGGAAAAGGTGAAACAAAATGGCAAAATTTGATTCCAAAAGTTTCAATCCACAGGCATTCGGCAAGTATGTTGACCGAATTCCTAATGTAACTAAAAACGAACTTGCAAAGAGTGGTGCAGTTGGTACAAATCAGAATGCACATGATGCCCTTGCAAATCAGACTGGTTCTCTTTATGCAAGAGTTCCTTACTTTGGCAGAATTGATGGTTCTACCAGTCAGAACAATGATGGTGGACATGACATTGAGAGCAGCAACACAACCACTTATGAACAGGGATTCATTGTGGCAAGCAGAATGGATGGTTGGACTGAAAAGTCTTTCAGCAAGAACATCACAGCAGGTACTGATTTCATGGACAATGTTGCTGCACAGATTGCTGACTACAAGATGGATGTTAAGCAGGCAATGTTGCTTGCAATCCTTTCAGGTGTTTTCAGCATGAAAGCAACTGGAACTGGTGTTGCTGAAAAGGCAGCAAAGGAATTCCTTGAAAAGCATGTCTATGACATCACTGGAAACACTGGTGATGATGCACTTGTTGGTTCTACAACCTTAAACAAGGCAATTCAGAAAGCAGGCGGTGACAACAAGAACATCTTCAAACTTGTCATCATGCACAGTGAAGTTGCAACAAACCTTGAAAACATGAAGCTGTTAAAGTATATGACATATACTGATGCAGATGGTATTGAAAGAGAACTTGCACTTGCAACCTGGAATGGCAGAACTGTCCTTGTTGATGACAACATGCCAACAGAAGATGTTGCAAAGACAAGTGATGTGGAAGCATACACTGCTTACACAACTTATGTCCTTGGTGAAGGTGCAATCATCCTTGATGATATTGGTGATGCAGTTCCTTATGAAATGAGTCGTGACCCTAAGACAAATGGTGGTCAGGACACACTTTATGTGCGTGACAGATACATTTGTGGTGTTGATGGTATTTCCTTTGAGAAACCTGCTTCCATCACTGCATCTGCTTCCAACACTGACCTTGCAACTGGAACAAACTGGAACATCATCAATGATGGTACAAAGGCAATTCCACACAAGGCAATTGCACTTTGCAAGATTGTTTCCAAGGGTTAATTGATGAAAGGGGTGTTGCTGAATGAATGAAATGATTCAAAAAGTTCTTACAAACATCCTGACTATTATGAACAACACCAGTCTTTCAGAAGCATTCTATGAAGCGGTTCTGAAAAGACTGGTTTCTTTTGGGTATGACCTGGAAGAAGATGATGGTTGGGTTTTATGTTTTTGTATGCAAAAAGTTGAAAATCACATCAAGAATTTTTGCAACACTGATTCAATCCCTGATGGTTTATTTAATGCAGCGGTTGACAGGGTTTGTGGTGAATTTTTGTTCACAAAAAAACAGACTGGACAGTTGAACATTGGTGAACTTGACTTGGATGGTGCTGTCACAAGCATCAAAGAAGGTGACACTCAAATCAATTTTGATGCAGGGTCATCTGATGAATCCAGGTTCAATCAACTGGTGAACTATCTGATGAATCAAGGGGAAGGTGATTTGATATGTTTCAGAAAAATAAGATGGTGAAAAAAGCAAGAAAAGCAATTGAATCCATGTATGAAGGAACATGCACAATTACTGAACACCAAAAAGTTCAAAAAGATAACAAATCAACAGGTTTTCAGGATGTGATTGTTCAGGAAGATATTCCTTGCAGATTGTCTTTCAAGACAATCAACAACACAAATCCAAATGAAAATGCTGCATCCGCACTTGTCCAAGTAACAGAAGTATTCCTTGCACCTGAAATTGTTGTCAAGCCTGGTTCAAAGCTAACAATCACACAGAATGGTGTCACCACAGATTATAAGTCCAGTGGTATTCCTGCAACTTATAGCACACACCAGGAAATAGTGGTTGAAATCTTTAAGGGGTGGGCATAATGGCAAGCGGTGGAAATGTCGATTTTAGGGAACTGCAAGAGTTCAGAAGGAAGATGGAAGCATCATTGAATGATGACCAAATCAATGACTTCATTGAATCTTGTGCAAAAGAACTGGCTGCAAGGTTGCTTGCAAAGGTTATAAAAAGGACACCTGTTGGGCAATATCCTGCAAGCACAGGAAAAAAAGGCGGTACACTTCGCAGGGGTTGGACTGGTGGAAAAACACAAGGTGGAAAGGCTTATGCTGATTCATTGCGTGTGAATCATTATGGAAATACTTATGTTATTGAAGTGGTGAATCCAGTTGAATATGCATCTTATGTGGAATTTGGTCATAGAACCAGGAATCATGAAGGATGGGTTGAAGGAAAATTCATGCTGACCATTTCAGAACAGGAAGTTCAGGGTGATGCTGCAAAGATTCTTGAAAACAAACTGAAAAGAAAGTTGGGTGAAGTTTTCAGATGATAAACAAAATCATTGATGGAATCAGTGTTGCAATCAATGCTGAATTTGGTGATGACTATGAAATTTATACTGAATCAGTTGAACAAGGTTTGAATGAACCTTGTTTTTCCATTTTATGTCTGAATCCTACAAATGAACAGTTCCTTGGAAGAAGATATTTCAGAAAGAATCAGTTTTGTATTCACTATTTTCCAAAAGGTGAAGAAAAGAACAAGGAAATCAATGAAGTCAGGGAAAGGTTGTTTGAATGCCTGGAACTGGTGACAGTTGATGGGGATTTGTGCAGGGGAACAAATATGAGTAGTGAAACAAGTGATGGTGTACTTTCGTTTTTTGTGAACTATAACATGTTCATGTATAAGATGCAGGAAGGAACACCGACAATGGAATCTTATGATTATAGCACTGATGTGAAAGGATAAGGTGAAAGAATGGCAAAGAAAGAACCTATGCAGGAAACTGTTTCCAAATATAGCAAGGAACAGATTCTTGCATCAAACAAATATTACAACAGACATGATGTCATCAATGCCCTTTGGACTGATGGTTCAGAAAAGTCCATTGAAGAAGTGGATGACATGATTGAAAAATTTATGAAAGGAATGGTGAAGTAAAATGGCTTTAGGCGGTGGAACATTTACTGTTCAGAACAAAGTGCTTCCTGGTGCATATATCAACTTTGTTTCACTTGCAACTGCAACTGCAACATTGTCTGACAGGGGTTATGCAACAATGCCACTTGAACTTGATTGGGGCATTGAAGGGGAAGTGTTTGAAGTAACAAATGCAGATTTTCAGAAGAATTCTATGAAAATCTTTGGTTATGATTACACCAATGAAAAGTTAAAAGGTCTTCGTGACCTGTTCAAGAACATCACCACACTGTTTGCATACAGATTGAATGGTGATGGTGTTAAGGCATCCAATACCTTTGCAACTGCAAAGTATGCAGGAACAAGGGGAAATGACATCAAGATTCAGGTTCAGGTGAATGTGGATGATGACAGTCTTTTTGATGTCAACACCTATCTTGGAACTGTTATGGTTGACAGTCAGACTGTTGCAAAAGCAGCAGACCTTGTTGCAAATGATTATGTGGTATTCAAGTCCAGTGCAGAACTTTCAAGCACAGCAGGAACACCACTTGAAGGTGGAACAAATGGTAATGTCACAGGAACAAATCACCAGGCATATTTGGACAAGATTGAATCTTATTCATTTAATGCAATGGGTGTTGTTACCACAGAAAACACCATCAAAAGTCTTTATGATGCATTTTGTAAAAGAATGCGTGATGAAGTCGGTGCAAAGTTCCAGGTAATTCTTTATAACAAGGCATCTGATTATGAAGGTGTTATCAATGTGAAGAACAAGACATCTGATGAAGGATGGTCAGAAGCATCCCTTGTTTATTGGGTGACTGGTATTTCAGCAGGATGTGCAGTGAACAAATCAAATCTGAATAAGGTTTATGATGGTGAATTTGCAATCAATGTTGACTATACACAGACACAGTTGACAAAAGCAATTCAGGCAGGTGAATTCACACTTCATCAGGTCGGTGATGACATCAGAGTTCTTGAAGACATCAATTCCCTTGTTACGGAAACGGAAACAAAGGCATATATCTTCAAGGACAATCAGACAATCAGAGTGATTGACCAAATTGCAAATGACATTGCAGTGCTTTTCAACACCAAATATCTTGGTGCTGTTCCAAATGATGAAGCAGGCAGAATCAGTCTTTGGGCAGATATTGTCAAGCATCATGAGCAGTTGCAGGACATCAGAGCAATTGAAAACTTCACTGATGAAGATGTAAAGGTTTCCCAGGGTGACACAAAGAAAGCGGTTGTTGTTCAGGATGCAGTGACTGTTGTCAATGCAATGGCAAAACTTTATATGACTGTCACAGTGATGTAAGAAAGGGGTGAATCAGAATGTCTAATATCACAATGAAAGCAAAAGATTCCATTTCTGCAAAGTTGGCAGAATGTTTCATCACAATTGGAAACAACAGATACAACTTCATGCAGGCAATCAATTTTGAAGCAAATTTTGAAAGGACAAAGACAGAAGTTCCTATCCTTGGAAGAACAGGAACTGGAAACAAGTCAACTGGTTGGAAAGGTACTGGTTCAGCAACCTTCCACTATAACACCAGTATTTTCAGGGAAATGATGCTGAAATACAAGGACACTGGTGAAGATGTCTATTTTGAAATTCAGGTGACCAATGATGACCCTACAAGTGCAGCAGGCAGACAGACAGTTGTCTTCATGGACTGCAATATTGATGGTGGCATCCTGGCAAAGTTTGATGCTGATGGTGAATACCTGGATGAAGAACTGAATTTCACTTTTGAAGACTTCAAGATGCCTGAAACCTTCAAGTTGCTTGATGGTATGCAGTAAACATTTTGACCCACATGTCTTCAAAACAGGCATGTGGGTCTTATTTTTTTAGAATAAAACAGAAAGGTGGTATATACCATGTCAGATTTAAGCAGATTTTTGAAAGCAAACAAAATCAAAAGAGAAAATACAACTTTTGCAGCAACAAAATCCCTTGTGGATGCAAAGGGCAATCCCCTTCCTTGGACAATCAAACCTTTAACAACCAAGGAAAATGATGCAATCAGGGATGAATGCATGATTGAAGTTCCTGTCAAGGGAAAACCAAACATGTTCAGACCGAAACTTGATACAAGCAAATATATTGGCAAAATGATTTGTGCATGTGTGGTTGAACCAAACCTTTATGACAAAGACTTGCAGGATTCTTATGGTGTGATGTCACCTGATGATTTGCTGAAAGAAATGATTGATGACCCTGGTGAATATCAGGAATTTGCAACCTTTGTTCAGAACTTCAATGGTTTCAACACTACACTGGAAGACAAGGTTGAAGAAGCAAAAAACTAATTGAAGAAGGGGATGCAGAAGCAAACTTTGCACATTATGCATTGCAGAAACTTCACATTTTACCTTCACAATTTGTCAATTTGAGTATGGAAGAAAAGGCTTTTGTGATTGCTTCAATCAAAATCAGAATCGACAAGGAAAAGAAAGAAGCAGCAAAGGCAAAGAAAGGAAAATAAAAGGGATGAATGTTGGTGTTCATCCCTTTTCAAATTATACCAAGAAAGGATGGTGAAGAAGAACAATGGCAAGTATAGCAACATCAATTCAGATTATTGATAGAGTTTCAGCACCCATCAACAACATGATTGTTGCACTGGACAATATGTGTTCTGCTTATGAATCTGTTCAGGATTCCATGAACACTGGTTTCAATACAAGAACTATTGACCAGGCAAGGCAAGCAATTGATGCTGCTGCACAACAGGTCACACAGCTTGGAAACAATATTGAAGATAATGAAGAACATCAGCAGAACTTCAACAGAACTGTTCAAAATGGTTCATCTGCTATGGATGGATTGCTTGGAAAGGTCACAAGCCTGGTTGCAGCTTATGCGACATTTCAGACTGTTGAAAAAGTGATGGGCATGTCTGATGAACTGGTATCAACAACTGCAAGACTTGACCAAATGAATGATGGATTGCAGACCACAGATGAACTGGTCAATATGGTTTATGCATCAGCACAGGATGCAAGAGGTTCATTCACCGATATGGCAGCAGTTGTTGCAAAGTTTGGAAACAATGCAAAGGATGCATTCAGCAGTTCAGAAGAAGTTGTTGCATTTGCAAACTTGATTCAGAAACAGATGACCATTGCAGGTGCATCCACACAAGAAGCAAGCAATGCAATGTTGCAGTTGTCACAGGCTTTGGGTTCAGGTGTGTTGCGTGGTGATGAATTGAATTCCATTTTTGAACAAGCACCAAACCTGATTCAGTCTATTGCTGATTACCTTGATGTTCCTATTGGAAAAATCAGGGAAATGGCACAGGATGGACAGTTGACAGCGGATATTGTAAAAAATGCAATCTTTGCAAGTGCTGATGACATCAATGCAAAATTTGAACAGATGCCTATGACCTGGGGTCAGGTATGGACAACCATGGGAAATGCTGCACTGATGCAGATGCAACCAGTTTTAACAAAAGTCAATGAGATTGCAAACAATGAAGATTTCCAACTGTTTGCAGCAAATGCAGTTTCTGCTTTTGCAACTGTTGTGGAATGGTTGTTGAATATATTGGAACTTGCATCTTCTATTGCAGCCTTTATCAGTGATAATTGGTCAATCATTGAACCTATTGTTCTTGGTATAGCAACAGCACTTGGTCTTTACACAGCAGCATTGATTGCAAACAATGTTGTTCAAGGAATCAGTGCAACAATGGCAGGTGTGAAAGCTGCTGCTGATATGATGCAGGCAGGGGCAACCTTCACAGCAACAGCAGCACAATATGGACTGAATGCAGCTTTGTTGGCATGTCCTTTGACATGGATAATTCTTCTTATTATTGCAGTTATTGCTGCTATTTTTGCGGTATGTAATGCAATCGCAAAGATGACAGGTATTGCAAACAGTGGTTTTGGTGTGATTTGTGGCGGTGTGAATGTTGTCATCCAGTTCTTCAAGAACTTGGGTCTTTCTGTTGCAAACATTGCCCTTGGAATTGGAAATGCAATTGCAGCACTTGGTTCAAACATGATGACTGCATTCCACAATGCAATCTGTTCAGTCCAGTCTTGGTTCTATAATCTTTTATCAACTGCACTGACAGTTGTGGAAGGAATCTGCAAGGCACTGAACAAACTTCCATTTGTTGAATTTGATTATTCAGGAATCAGTTCAGCAGCAGATGATTATGCAGCAAAAGCATCAGAAGCAGCAGGAAACAAGCAGGACTACAAATCAATAGGTGATGCATTCAATGATGGAATGTCAACCTTTGACACATTCCAGGATGGTTGGGCAGCAGATGCATTCAATGCAGGTGCAGCTTGGGGTGATGGTGTTGCAGATAAGGTTTCCAACATGTTTAGTGGAATTGATGGCGGTGTTGATACATCAAACATGTTCAATGGCGGTGGTTATTCAGGATATGATGCAGGACAAGTTCCTGCAAATATTGCAGATACTGCTGCAAATACTGGAAAAGCTGCTGATTCACTGGACATCACAAGTGAAGATTTGAAATATCTTCGTGACATTGCGGAAACAGAAGCAATCAACAGATTCACCACAGCGGAAATCAAAGTGGAAATGACGAACAATAACAATGTTTCAGGTGACATGGATTTGGATGGTATGGTTGATTACCTTGCAAATGGTGTGAATGAAGCAATGGAAAAAGCAGCGGAAGGGGTGCATGACTAATGGCATATAGTGTTTATCTTGACAAAATTTTGTGTCCAATTGCACCTTCAAAGTTGCAATTGAAAATCAAGAATCAGAACAAGACCTTGATTCTGATGAATGAAGGGGAAGTCAATATTTTGAAAACAGCAGGTCTGACCGACATCAGTTTTGACCTGCTGATTCCAAATGTGAAATATCCTTTTGCAAAATATGATTCAGGGTTCAAAAGAGCAAAATACTTCCTGGATAAATTTGAAAAGATGAAGACATCAAAGAAACCTTTCCAGTTTATCATGGTCAGACAGCTTCCAAATGGAAAAGGTCTGTTCAATACAAACATTAAGGTTTCAATGGAAGATTATCAAATCAAAGAAGATTCCAAGGAAGGTTTTGATGTAACAGTAACAATCAAATTGAAACAGTATAGGGATTTTGGAACAAAGACTTGTAATATCAAGTTTGCGAAAACAAAACCAACTGTTCAGAAGGAAAAGAAAAGGGAAACAACAAATTCCCCTGCACCTTCATCAAACAAATCATACACAGTGGTCAAAGGTGACTGCTTGTGGAATATTGCAAAGAAGTTTTATGGAAATGGTTCAAAATATACTGTCATTTACAATGCTAACAAGGATAAAATCAAGAATCCAAACTTGATTTATCCAGGGCAGGTGTTGACCATTCCATCAGCATAAGAAAGGCGGTGAACACTTTTGGATGTAAATATTGAACTTCTGATTCAGCATGGTGACAAAGTGTTCATTCCTGTTGTGCAAGAAGGAATCACCTGGACAACTGAAAGAAAAGGTTGTCCAGGTGAATTGAAGTTCAAAGTTGTCAAGGATGATGTTATTTCCTTCACAGAAGGGGATGCTGTCAGACTGAAAGTCAATGGTCAGAATGTCTTTTATGGATTCATATTCAAGAAACAAAGAGATAAGGAACAAATCATTTCTGTCACTGCTTATGACCAGTTGCGATATTTGAAAAATAAAGACACCATTGTCTATGAAAACAAGACAGCAGGTGAATTGATTCAGATGATTGCAAAAGATTATATGATGCAAACAGGAACAATTGAAGACACTGGATTCAAAATCAAGTCCAGGGTGGAAGAAAACACATCTTTGTTTGATATGATTCAGAATGCATTGGATATGACACTTGAAAATCAGAAATATATGTATGTCATGTATGATGATTTTGGAAAGATTGCATTGAAAGGTTTGGACAATATGCGGTTGAATATTCTGATTGATGAAGAAACTGGTGAAAATTTTGATTACACATCAAGCATTGATTCAAACACATACAACAAAGTGAAATTGACCTATGACAATGAAAAAACTGGAACAAGGGAAGTTTATGTTGCACAGGATTCAGAAAATATGAATGCATGGGGTGTTCTTCAATATTTTGATACTTTGCAGGAAGGTGAAAATGGAAAAGCAAAGGCAGATGCACTTTTGTCTTTGTATAACAAGAAAACAAGAAATCTGACCATCAAAAATGCTTTTGGTGATGTCAGGGTCAGGGCAGGTTCAATGATTGTTGTCATTATGGATTTGGGTGATATGAAATTGAAAAACCTGATGCTTGTTGAAAAGTGCAAACATGAATTCAAAGAAAGTCAGCATCTTATGACTTTGACATTGAGAGGCGGTGAATTTGTTGCTTGATGCAAATGATTTATTAGTGAGTATAAAAAAGGCAGCACAGGAAGCAGCAGAAGCAGGACAACCTGCTGATTTCTGTTTTGGAAAGGTAACAAGTGTAAAACCATTGAAAATCCTTGTTGAACAAAAGATGACCCTTGGTGAAGCACAGCTTGTTTTGACCAGGAATGTCACTGATTATAAAACCAAAATCACTGGTGGAAATGTTCAAAACTATTATTACACTGATGATATTGAATCAGGAACTGCACCTGTTTCCCCTTCACATGTTCATGCTGTTGGGAAAATTACAGTGACAATTCACAATGCTTTGACAGTTGGTGAAGAAGTTGTGCTGATGAAGCAAAAAGGCGGTCAGAAATATCTTGTCCTGGATAGGGTGGTGAAAACATGATTCCTTCAACGAACAACATTTTATCCTATGACTTGGAAATGGAAACAGAACCAAGTGTGAACTATAAAATGAACATAAAACAGGACATCATCAATGGAACTGTTGATGAATTGGAAGCAATGAAGCAGGTGATTTATAAGATTCTGAATACTGAAAGATACCAGTATATCATTTATTCCTGGAATTATGGAATTGAATTGATGGACTTGTTTGGAATGCCTGTCATTTATGTCATTCCTGAACTTGAAAGAAGAATCACAGAAGCACTTATTCAGGATGAAAGGATTGAATCAGTGGATGACTTTGAATTTGACAGTTCTGAAAAAAGAACAGTCAAAGCATCATTCACTGTTCACACAATATTTGGTGATGTTCAAACAGAAAAGGTGGTGAATTATTAGATGTATGAAAATGTAACTTATGAAGACATTCTTCAAAGAATGCTTGACAGAGTTCCTGAAAACATGGACAAAAGGGAAGGTTCAATCATTTATGATGCACTTGCACCTGCTGCTGTTGAACTTCAATTGATGTATATTGAATTTGATGTCATCCTGAAAGAAACCTTTGGTGATACTGCATCCAGGGAATATCTTATCAGAAGGGCAGCAGAAAGGGGAATCACACCACAACCTGCAACTTATGCTTTTTTGAAAGCAAAAACTGTTCCATCTGACCTTCAAATACCACTTAATTCAAGATTTTCATTGAATGATTTGAATTATTATGTGGTTGAAAAGATTTCTGATGGTGAATACAAGATGCAGTGTGAAACAATTGGAAAGATTGGAAATGGTTATTTTGGTGATATGATTCCAATTGATTATATTCAGGGTCTTGAAAGCATTGAACTGACAGACCTTCTGATTCCTGGTGAAGATGAAGAAGACACTGAACTTTTGCGACAAAGATATTTTGATTCATTTGATTCAAAGGCTTATGGTGGCAATGTTGATGACTACCTAAACAAAACAAATAGTCTTCCTGGTGTTGGAAGTACAAAAGTAACACCAGTTTGGAATGGTGGTGGAACAGTTCTTTTGACCATATTGAATTCAGAATATGGAAAAGCATCTGACACCTTGATTCAGACAGTTCAAGAAGAAATTGACCCAACACAGGATGGTTCAGGAATAGGAATTGCACCAATTGGTCATATTGTCACAGTTGAAACAGCATCAGAAGTTGCTGTCAATGTTTCTGCATCCATTACTTTTGAAGAAGGGTATTCATGGACAGGTCAGAAAACAGCAATTGAAGAAGCTGTCAAAGGTTATCTTCTTGAAATTAGAAAAGAATGGGCAAATCAAAGTGCATCTGTTGTCAGAATAGCACAGATTGAATCAAGAATCATGGCACTGAAAGGTGTTCTTGATATTGCAAACACAAAAATCAATGATTCTGAATCAAATCTGATGTTGACAAAATATCAGATTCCAGTGTTTGGGGGTGTGGTGAATGATTAGAGAAGTAAACCTTCTTTCTTTCCTTCCTGAATTTGTTCAGGAATACAGAGAAATCAAACACATCATGAATTCAGAACAACCTGAAATTCAGAAACTTGAAGATGAAACAGAAATCATTAAAAACAATCAGTTCATTTTGTCATGTGATATTGATGGAATCGCAAGATTTGAAAATCTGCTTGGTATAACACCAAAACCTGATGACACCCTGGATGCAAGAAAATCCAGGGTAATCACCAGGTGGAATGATTCAATTCCTTACACATACAAAGGATTGAAGGAAAAATTGAATGTCATGTGTGGTGAAGGAAATTATTTATTGATTCCAAGTTTCAATGAATATGGACTTGAAATTGTGGTTTCCCTTCCTTTAAGCGGTCAGGCAGATGAACTTGATTATATGCTGTCATACATGATTCCTGCAAATATTGTTGTAACTTCAAGAAATAACATGGTCAGAACAATGACTGGAACTGTTCATGGCGGTGGAACTACCATTGAAACAAGCAATTTCACATTGCAGTCAAAGGTAAACCTTGACCATGTTCTGAACAGTCTTATGACTGGAACAGGTGTGGTTGTATCAAACATTGAAAGAACAATCAATTAGAAAGGTGGAAAATAAAATGCAAGATTTAGTTATTACAAATCAGGGTCAGGAACTTATTGCAAAAATGATTGCAGGAACTTCAACTGCAAGTTTTACAAAGATACAGACTTCTGATTATGATTATTCAGCAGCATCTTTGAAGGATTTGACATCCCTTTATGATGTAAAGCAGGAAGCACTGGTTTCTTCTGTTTCAAGAACAGACACAACCATGGTTGAAGTGCTTGCTGCAATCAACAACAGCAACCTTGATTCAGGTTATTATGTCAAAGCACTTGGTCTTTTTGCAAAGGATATTGAAGACAATGAAATCCTTTATGCGGTTAGTATTGAAACGGACAATCCTGATTATATGCCTGCATTTGGTGGAAAAACTGTCAGCGGTATCACATACAAGATGAATACCAAGGTTGATATTTCTTCCCAGGTAACACTTGAAATCAATCCTGCTGCTGTTCCAACAATGCAGCAAGTTCAAAACATTGTAGTTGCAATTTCTACACATGAAAATGAAACCATTTATGGTGAAGTCGGTGTTCATGGTTTCAGATATTACAATGAACAGTTGCAGGTGAAGAATGAAGAAGGTGAATGGACTGATGTTGAATCAGGCGGTGGTGGAATTTCACCTTCAAATGTTTCTGACTTGAAAATCAAGGTTGGAAATCAGAAACTAACAATCTTTTGGTCTGACCCTGGAAACACAGTGGTTGAAGGACAGACACTTTGCACATGGAAGGGAACAAAACTTGTTCAGAAAGCAGGTTCTTATCCTGAAAATGCAAAAGATGGAACAGTTCTTGTTGATAATCAGTCACTTGATGCATTCAAAACAACTGGTTATGAAATCAATAATCTTGTGAATGGTCAGACATATTATTTTGCACTGTTTCCTTATGCAGACACTGGTGCAACAAACATTAATGAAGCAAACAGGATTGCAGGCACACCACAGCCTTATAAAAAGATGACTGCAATCATTGACCTTTCCAACAGCAATCCTGCAACATGTGTCACTTATGCAGATGATGCAGTTGGAATGACCGCAGGTGATTCTGCTTGGGATGAATTCTTTGGTCATTATCCAGTATTGCTGAAAAATGGTGTTGAAGTTGGAAAGTTGAATCCAAACAACTTTGACCAGTTTGAAGATGGAACAACTGCTGATATTTCAACAGGTGATGCAGGTGATGCAATGATTGCATTCCCAAGAAGAGGATTAACAATCACAACCAGTGGAACAAAAATCACTATTTCCATGACTGATGACCCTGATAATGCAGACTTTGAATATAATGCACATACCAGGGGAACAACACCAAAAGATGTCTTCTATCTTGGTGCATATAAAGGCTTTGTTGCATCAAACAAGTTGCGTTCACTGAAAGGAAAGGCAATAACAGCTTCACAGACAATTGGAACATTCAGAACACAGGCACAGGCAAATGGTGATGGATATGAACAGTCAGGTTTCTATCAGCTTACATTTAGACAGTGCATGTATATTTTGAAATATAAGAACCTGAATTCACAGACAACTGTTGGTTATGGATATGTTCTTTCCAGTCATAGTGGTGCAATTCAATCAGGTGGAACAGAAACATGGGGAATGGATTGTGAACTTATCAAAGCAACAAATCCTTCTTACATGACCGACCAAAATCATCATGTGAAATGTTTTGGTCTTGAAGATTTTTGGGGCAACATTTGGGAATGGATTGATGGACTTGTGTCTGACAGTTCAAGAAATGTGTTGACTGCAAATAGTGGATTCAATAACAGTGGAAAAGACTATATAAACAATGGAAATGGCGGTGTAACATCAAGTATTGGAAATTACATGTCCAAACCACAGGGAAGCACAAAAGCAGGATTTGTTGCAAAGGAAGTCAGTGGTTCAGAAACCACATACTTCTGCGATTATGCTAGTTTGTCTGCTTCGTGTGTGGCGATATTCGGTGGTCATTGGAATAATACTGCTATTGCTGGTGCTTTTCAGCTTATTGTGAATAATGCTTCTTCGAATTCGAATGCCAGTATCGCTGCCCGCCTGATGTATTTATAAGATTCTTTTTGAAGGACACCTGAAAGGGTGTCCTTCATTTATGGGGAATAGATAAGGTGATATTGTTCATCAGAATTTAGAAAAAGCCAAACACACGATTATACTAATTTGTATACTTCATGTGTAGCGAAATTCAGTGGTAATTGGAATAATACTGCTAATACTGGTGCTTTTCAACTTAATGTGAATAATACTTCTTCGAATTCGAATACCAATATCACTGCCCACCTGATGTTTTCAAAATGTTTGTTCATTTATGGTTCCAATGACATGACTGTCTTTGAAATATACACTGGTTATCTATTGCCCTGGCACTTGCCAAAACACAAAAATTCAAAAATTGTATTAGTAGGGAAACCGAACATTCAAGACTATGAAAACATCAAAGGAAACCAAAGAACATGAAAAGATACGGAAACATTTATGAAAAGATTTGTGACATGGACAATTTAAGACTTGCACATCAAAATGCAAGGGAAGACAAGTTGTTTTATAAAGAAGTGAAAATGGTTGATTCTGACCCTGACAAATATCTGTCCATGATTAGGGAAATGCTGCTGAATGAAACATATCAAGTTTCAGAATATACAATTTCCATCATCAATGACAAAGGAAAAGAAAGGGAACTTGCAAAACTTCCTTATTTCCCTGACAGAATCATTCAATGGGCAATCATGCTTCAAGTTGAAAACATCTTCTTGAAGACATTTTGTTCACATACTTGTTCCAGTATTCCTGGAAGGGGAATCAAGGAAGCATATATGCTGACAAATAAATATATGAAAGACAGAATCAACACAAAGTATTGCTTGAAAATAGATGTTTCAAAATTCTATCCGAGTATAAACCATGACATTCTGAAAAAGATGTTGCGGAAAAAGTTCAAAGACAAAAGGCTTCTTTCACTTTTTGACAAAATAATTGATTCTTACCTAAAACAGACTGGTGTTCCTATTGGTTCATACCTGTCACAATATCTTGCAAACTTTTATTTAGCATATTTTGACCATTGGTTGAAAGAAGAAATGGGTGTGAAGTATGTGGTCAGATTTGCTGATGATATGGTCATATTTGCTGCATCAAAGCAGGAACTTCATTCCTTGATTCATGAAATCAAGAAGTATATGAAAGACAATCTTGAAATCAGGGTCAAGGACAACTGGCAAGTATTCCCCACTAATACAAGGGGTATTGACTTTGTGGGATATAGATTTTTCTATGATTTCATTTTATTGAGAAAATCAACCTGCAAAAGATTCAAGAGGAAAATGCTTAAAATCAAAGCAAAGTGGGATGATGGGAAACTTCCAAATTATTCAGAATGGTGTTCTGCAAATTCTTATATTGGATGGTTGAAGTGGTGTGATTCTTGGCGGTTGTTTGAAAAGTATATTGAACCAATTGTCAATGCATTGGTTGCCTATTACAAGTTTGTTATCAAAAAGGATGCAAAACCAAAGGAAAGAAACAATGCAGTAATTAAGTATGTCAACAAAATTTATCAGAAGAAAGGAAGGGTTGCAGCATGATTGATTGTGGTTATGTTACAGGCAGCAAAGAACAGGCGGTGGAACTGATTGTTGGTATTGACACAGTATATGTCCATGATGACATTCAGCTTCTTAAAAAGGAAGATGAACATGGAAATCCTGTTGAAGTGTATCAATATCATGAAGTCCAGTATGACAAAGATGAATACATCAAGGTTATGTCTGAAAAGAATTCTGAACTGGAAAACCAGTTGACTGACACACAGCTTGCACTTTGTGATGTCTATGAACTGATTGGTTAAGAAAGGCGGTGAATCAGGATGGCAAAGGTTTATGCAGATTTAATCAGAAAAGGAAAGAAAACCATTGATGATGTACCTGCAAAGTTAAGGGATGAAGTTCAGGCAATCCTTGATGCAGATGTTTAAGTACATCAAAAATTGGTTTAGAAAGGTGGTGGAAACCATGGCAGTTGTATATGCAACACTTATCATCAAAGGCAAGAAAACTTTTGCTGATGTTCCTGCAAGAATTCAGGAACAGGTGAAGCAGGTACTTATTGACCTTGATTGTGGTGACCTTGCACAGTAGGAAACCACACTGAATCCCCTTCCAGTCATCATGGAAGGGGATTTTCTTATGAACTAAAAAAGAAAGGACAGATTGGAATGAAAGGATATGTTACAACAGCTTTTGGTGTTGTCGGTGGATTCATTGCTTCCCTGTTTGGGGGGTGGGATGCTGCATTGACAACCTTGGTGATTTTTATGGGGATTGACTATGTGACAGGATTGATTGTTGCAGGTGTCTTCCATAACAGCGGAAAAACTGAATCAGGTGCTTTGGAATCCAGGGCAGGATGGAAAGGGTTGTGCAGAAAAGGCATGACCCTTTTGATTGTCCTGATTGCTTGCAGACTTGACTTGATTATGAACACAAACTTTGTCAGGGATGCAGTTGTGATTGGATATATCGCAAATGAAACCATCAGTATTGTTGAAAATGCAGGATTGATGGGTCTTCCTATTCCATCAGCAATCACAAAAGCAATTGAAGTTTTAACAAAGAAAAACGAAAAAGAAGGTGAATAATATGGGATATTCAAACAGTCCATTGGTGTGTTATACTGGTTTAAGTCCAAATCATTCAGGACAGAGAACACACAGAATTGACAGAATCACACCACATTGTGTGGTTGGTCAGTTATCTTGTGAAACCATTTGTGCCTGTTTCCCAAAGGGCAGGGATGCATCCTGCAATTATGGAATTGGTTCAGATGGTAGAATTTCTTTGATTGTTGAAGAAAAGAACAGGTCTTGGTGTTCTTCCAGTGGTGCAAATGACCAAAGAGCAATCACAATTGAATGTGCATCTGATAAAACTGCACCTTATGCAATGAATGATGCTGTTTATCAGTCACTTATCAAGTTATGTGTGGACATCTGCAAGAGAAATGGAAAGACCAAACTTCTTTGGTTCGGTGACAAGGACAAGTCTTTGAATTATGAACCAAAGGATGATGAAATGGTCATCACAGTTCACAGATGGTTTGCAAACAAGTCCTGTCCTGGTGACTGGTTATATTCAAGACTTGGTGACCTGGCAGCAAAGGTGACTGCACAGCTTGGTGGAAAGACAGAAGACAGTGCTGTTCTTTATCGTGTCCAGGTTGGTGCATATACTGTCAAAGCAAATGCGGATGCACAGCTTGCAAAGGTGAAAGCAGCAGGTTTTGACACATACATGATTCAGGTTGATGGATTCTTCAAGATTCAGGTTGGTGCTTACAGTGTGAAATCAAATGCTGATGCAATGCTTGCAAAAATCAAGGCAGCAGGATTTGATGCTTTTATCACAACAAAAAGTGGTCAGGCGGTGTCTGCAACACCTGCAAAGAAATCCATTGATGAAATTGCAAAGGAAGTTATTGAAGGTAAATGGGGAAATGGTGATGCAAGAAAATCTTCACTGGAAAAAGCAGGATATAACTATGCAGAAGTACAGAAGAAGGTCAATGAACTTTGCAAGTGATGATGTGCATTGTTTTCCATTAGAAACTGGTTAGTAACAAAGCATCCTGAAAAGTGCATAAAATAAGGGTTCGGAACTATGCAGAGACATAGCTTTTTCACGAAGAATCAGTTTTTGATTTGGTATGCTCAAACT